ACGCCCGCAGCCCCTCTTCGTCCCGGGGCAGATCGGCGTAGTCCTCCTCCAGCAGCAGCGCCGCCTCGGTCAGGTTGGGGGTGATCACGTCCGCCTGGGCCGCCAGATCCCGCATACGCCCGCACAGCTCCGGCGTGTAGGTGCGGTAGGGCTTCCCGTGGTCCCCCATCACCGGGTCCACCAACACCAGCGTCCCCTCCCGGCGGAACTGGCGGTAGAAGTCCTCTATCAGCCCGATCTGCCCGGCAGAGCCCAGAAAGCCGCTGTAGATGGCGTCAAAGGTCACCCCCAGTTCCGCCCAGTGGGCCGCCGTCCCCGCCATCTGGCCGGTCAGATCCAGAAAGGTGGCCTTCTCGCTGGCCGGAAACGCGGTGTGGGCGGAGAGGCAGGCGGTAAGCAGCGGGCAGCATTCCCCGCCCATGGCGGCCAATACCGGCAGCACCACCGTGGTGGAGCAGCGGCCGAAGCCGGAGATATCCTGAATCGCGGCAATCCGCGGAGCACGTTTCATGGTCGGTTTCCCCCTTGCGGTTTACGTTCTTCTCTATTATAACTGCCCGCTCCGCAGAGTGCAATTGACAATTTTGCACGGGAATAGTATACTGAGTTATCATGCGGGCGTGGTGGAACTGGCAGACTCGACGGATTTAGGTTCCGTTACCTTCATGGTGTGCGGGTTCGACTCCCGCCGCCCGCACCATTGAGCGCATATCCGAACCCTACATTGTATGGGGAAAGATATTCGTTCAAACAAAAAGGCATCCTTTACCATGACGGTAGAGGGTGTCTTTCTTCATTCTCCGGTAAAACCGTTTTCCCGGGCGCATTTCAGCGCACCCAAAATCATCTTATCCTGAGCCAAAGTCCGCTGCTTGATCTCGTAAAGGGGTGTCCCCCGGTGCCTGTCCCATTCCATGAGCTGCTTCCGGTCATGGACTACCACACCCTCATAGAGATTTATCAGCTTGTCCAGCGTCAAGTCCTTCAAGGTCTGCATGATTATCCTGCACTTTCATCAGAAGATTTGTCCTTGATTTTGATACCAAAGAGCAAGGCAAGCTCGACCGTCCAGGCAGAGAACCATGCCACCGTCAGTTCCGAGGAAATCATGTGGTCATGGAAATTGGCGACCAGGACTGCGATTGTGTACCAGAACAGATTGAACATGGAGAAGACCGTGAAAAGAGTACGCTTCTTCAACTTCTTCTTCGGCTTTGTGGCAACCCGCTTGCCGCTCATTGATACCACCCTCACTTTTTCAGATAGGCCGCAGAACAGAACCCGGTGTAGGTGACATTCCGGTAGGTGAATTTGACATACAGCCAATTCACGCCGCCCATGGGAGTGTAGTACCCGTAGTTCTGAACCTTCGTCCCTTTCGGGATAGACACCAAGACGCCCTTGTTGGTACCGGCAGCGTCCCGGACATTCAGACCGTTGCTGGCGGTAACCGTGTAGGTTCCGGCCAGAGCCTTGTCAAACTTGGTGGCTACGCCGGTAGCCTTGACCTCCCGGCCAGGGGAGGCCGGTTTCTTGTCCGGGGCCGGGGCGGGAGCCGGAGCCTCCACCTTGCCGGAATACTCCACATAGGGGATGTGACCATGCTTCTTCCAGGTGCGGGTATTGTACCCGGCCCGGGAGCCGATGTTGCCCACCGCCGTGATCTGCACACAGTTCTTCCACTTCGGCGTACACTCCACCGCAAGGCCATTGCCGATGTAGATGCCGATGTGGCCGGTAGTCCACACCACTTCCCCGGGTTCCATGGTGGCCCAGCCGGAAGCGGACGCATCGGGACAGGTGGTAATCATTCGGTCGGCACCAATGTCAGGTACACCGTTGACGGCATACCTCGCCCCGCCGTAGCTCTTGCTCTTGTCCCCAGACCAGCCCCAGAGGATGCCTTTGATAAGGTTCACGCAGTCAAACCCGAAGGTGTCTTCGGAAGCGGCGTTAATCATCTTGACCCTCGCCGCAGCTTTGTTGTAGGAGTGATTGGTGGTGTACCTCTTCTTGTTGGCGGCAGTCATCGGCGCACCGAAGCAGCCCATGATATAAAGGGTCTGGTGGTTCTCGGCAATGTCGATTGCCTTTTTGACCAGCTCACTTGCTTTCATCATAGCTTACTTCCCCTCCGGGCTGTCCATCAAGTCCTGCGCCTTTTGGCTCTGGGTGCCGAAGTAGAACGCAATGATGACCGCATAGATGGTCATGAAGTCCTGGCTGATCTGGTTAGTACAGGCCATGAAAGCGAACACGCCGGTCAGAACCAGGGTCACCAGACTCTTGACGGACAGCAGATTTGCCAGCTTCTTCTTGATGATCTCCATGATATTTCTCCTTTCTATTTTGGTGAGTTTAGTGACTCATTTTCGATTTTTACCATAAACTCTCTTATAGGGACGCTCTCTAAGAGGACTTTATAGCAAAACCTTAAAATCATTCACTAAACTCACTATTGACCACTGAAAATATTCAGCTCTTCACCGTGGAGGGCTTGTGAAATGCCTCCAAATCGTCAATGCGGTGGTTGATGACCTTGATTTGCTCTTCCATCACAGGAACCCTCTTGGCGAAATTGTTGTGTTCTCTGACTTCCCGGGTGAGGTCTTCCAGTTTGGTTTCGGTGACCGCTTGCTGCTTATCCAGTTTGGCGTTCATGTTCTGGGCGGTTTTGTTGCTGGAATAGATGGTACCGACCAGGGCAAGTCCGCCAGTGATAATAGCCACGACAATCGCCTCTGTCATTCCTGTACCTCCCATGCCTGAGCATAATCCGTGGGAGAGAAGTTGGTGTCTTGCTTGCACCGGTACACCTTCCCGTCCGTGAAGATCATGTACTCGCCGGTGCGGTACATATCGTGCGCTCCCCGGACAGGAACGAAGGGACGGGCCGTTTCCTTGGTCTTGCCATGGAGGGGCCGGTTGAAGGTGTACCAGGAAGGGTCACCGGGAACCAGCCCGGGGTAAGTGGCGTTGTCGTAAGCCTGATAGCACTCCCAGGTCTGTTCCCACTCGCCGCCCAGACTGCCCCCGGAGTGGGTATTGTAGATTTCGCCCCGGGAATGGTTTCCGGCCTCCCAATCAGGGTACAGTCCCGCCGCCCTGATCTTCTGGTCATCTTCCTTGACGGCCTCACCGGCCAGACTCAGCTTCGACACATAGATTGCACTTGCCAGAGCATCCAACATCTTCTTATTCATCACAGCGCAAGCCCCCTTTCAATCGCTGTCGCAATAGCGTCCACTTCCTCCTGGTCGGCCTTTCTTTGAAGAATGGCCTCCTGCTCCTTCTGGTAGGTGACCTCGCTGATCTCGGTCATCTCAATGCTCTCCACGCCGTCCAGAGCATCCCTACCGGCCAGATGGTACACGGTACCTTCCACGACCACACCCTGGGCCTCCTGCTCGTTGCAGAGGCCATAGCAGCCGTTATCCTGCTTTCTGACCCAGACCGGGTTCGTGACCGTAGCCAGAATATCTTCGCCTTTGAACATTCGATACATTGCTTTCCCAACCTTTCTTATTCGGATAGAAGCCAAACATGGATTTGAAATACTGATTGGTGCGCTCTCTCACCTTGAAGCTGTTGCCTCGCTTCATGTGTCCGTGGTAGCTGTCAATGGAATTGCGGATGTCCGACAGAGCCATTTCACCTCGTTCGACCTTCCCGTGGAAGGAGCGGAGCTTGCGCCGAATGAGCTTGGTGGAATGAGGGTTCATCTTCAAAATCACCTTACCTTGCGGGGTGATGATGAACTTGGTCTTCAAGCACCGGTAGAAATCGGCCAGAGGAATTACCCGGGTCTTCTTCCAGTTGAGCCGCAGTCCCAGATGCCGTGTGACCTCTTCCAGCCCGAGCATACATTCACCTTTCAGGTAGTCCAGGTCTTCGTGAATGGCATAGCCGTCATCCATGTACCGGGCATATCCTTCAATTCCCAGGACTTCTTTGAAATAGTGGTCAACCGGACTCGGCAACAACAGAGCGTTTGTCTGGCTGATCTGACTGCCCAGGCCGAGGCCCACGGGGCCGAAGTCTGCGATAAAGCTGTTGTGCAATTCCCGAACACGGTCATCGTGGAGCCGCCGTTCCGCTTCCCGCAGCAGCGGGGCATGGGGAGCGTCATCGAAGAAGCTCTTGAAGTCGTATATCAGGATGCCGCCGCTCAGGCCGTGTTTGCGGAAGTGTCGTTCCAGGTGATAGACCATGCGCCGCAGAGCGAAGTCCATTCCCCGGTGTTTCAGGCTGGCGGAATTGTCGTAGATGAAAGAGGCGGAGTAGATCGGAACAATGCAGTAGTCACATAGGCACTTCTGAACCGTCCGCTCCGAGATGTGGACAGACCGGATGTGCCGTTTCTTCCCTCGCTCCATGATGTAAAACTCATGGAACCCTCGGTGAATGAAAGTGCCGTTTTTCAGGGACAATAGGGTGAGGGCCACATTCGGTATCAGATCACCGATATACCGCTGAGTCGAACTTTTCCAATACACTCCTTTACAACACTTTTTCGCTGAGAGATATAGATGCCGGAACGAAAAGACTTCATCGAAATCACCACAGGCCATGCTTCGTTTAAGTCGGGCCTCGTCCCTTTTCGCTTTCCTGCGTTGATAACGGATTTCTCTCCGTTCCTCGCTTGTCATAAAAAGGGTTCCCTCCGTACAGTCTTGTTGTAGGGTACGGGTTATAACTGCATAGTGGTACCAGCCATGAAATGAGCTACCGTACAATCGCTCACCATGCAAGCAGCGTCCGGCTGACCACATCGGAAACTCCCGTTGCCGGAATGGGCATATTTCAGGCGATATGCCCGGATGTTTTAGCCTTTCGGCAGGGTACAAGTCCTCCCTCTGCAAAAGGTTCTGATTTCACCCAAAGGGGCTACTACGACTGACCTATACGAAGTTGCAGAGTCCGAAGGACACGCCATTACTGTTGTTGGCGTTGTTATTGTTGGCGTTGCCCGAACTGTTCACATTGCAGAAATTGTTGGTGTTGCCGGAATTAGGCGACCGCTCCCACCAGTTGTTCGCAGAACAAGCAAGGATTACAGGACTTGACCCATATCTGAAAACTCACGCCGGGAGGCTCTTGAACCTCTCGTTGTCAGCTTTCTTCACTTTGGCGATCAGCTTCGCTTCCTCTACGATGTATTCCCCAAACTCCTGCATGGCATGGTCAATCCAGGGGCATTTCTCAGGGTTTTGAAGAATAGCATCGTAGAGCAAGGTCAGCTTCGGACTGAGATTTTGGAGGGCAATGTTGGCTCTCGTCAAGCAGTCCCGGCGCATCTGAGCCTCATGCTGGTTCTTCGGATAGATATTGTTCGCTGCCCGAACCTCGTCATGAACCGTGGTGGCGAGAGCCATGAGCTTGTAAAGGAGATAGGGGCCGTACCGCTTGGGAGCCTTGGTGACCACCGAGAAGGTGTGCGCTTCCAACTTCCTTGCGGTATCTACAAACTGCATGGTACTCTCGCCACGCATGGCCTTGATGACTGACATGATTTACCCTCCTACGCCGCCCCTTCCGGGGCGGGATTTACGGGATATTGGATTAAACGCAGAAGCCGAAGGACACGCCACTACCGGCGTTGGCGCTGCCCGTGCCGGCGTCGCCCGAACTGTACACACGGCAGAAACCGTTGGTGTTGCCGGAACTAGGCGACCGCTCCCACCAGTAGTCCGCAGAACCATTGACCTTCTTGATGGTGGAATTACCGGCAGCGTAATACTCATACTGAGTACCCTCACCGGCAACTGAATAGGTCGTGCTGCCGAAAATCTCAATCTCGGACAGCAGGAAGAGGTCATCATTGGTGTTCTGTGTGCCACTGGAAGAGCCGCCACCAGTGCCAGATTTCTTCTGTACCGTCTTGATGGCAGAGCGGAGATCGGAGGGGAGTTGGCCCTTATAGGTGGACATTCTTCCTCTCATAGCAGATCCGTTCCAGCCGCCAGCATTGGTATTGCTGGTGTTTATCTGCTGAGTCTGGTTCAGGCAGTCCACAAGCTGGAAAGTGATACCGGCCTTTCCGCCAGAAACAAGGTTGTCATGGTCAAAGGCGATGATCTGAACCTGATAGTTCGTGCCACCGATATTGACGGTCTTCCTGTCACCAACGGCAAAGTAGTTTTTCGCCTGTTTGAACTGCGAACACAGAGCAATATCCGTCCAACTCGTCTGTTCCAGGGTGCCATTGATCATGAAAGGGTACACAGTGACAATTCCGATGACTTCCAGTGTCCACTTCTTACTCTTCGGGGAACTATTGTAGGTGTAATTGATCGTCCACTCTCCCAGCTCCGCAGGATAGAGAACCGCTTCGCCCCCAGACACCATAGCGGTCAGGGTCTTACTGCCCTTGGTCATGGTGACCTGGGTGCTATTGTCGGCAATCACATGAACCTCGGCAGGAGAACCTTTCTGGCTGAGAGCGTACAGAGCGTCATCCACCGTGGGGTCGGACTGGCTCAGTTCCAGGGCGGTCTTCGTAGCGTCTTTCAGCAGCGTTTCCTTGCTCAGTGCGGTGCCGACTACATCACACCCAGCGGGGTTCAGCGAAATGTCCACGGTGGCGGTACCAGCCAAAAGCTGACTGCGCCACTCGTCAAAGGTTTCCGGCATTGTGGCCGGAGCCTTTAGCTTCCGGGAAGTCCCCGTTCCCTTGATGACAGTATCTTTCATGTTATCCTCCTTTAATCTCCGCTATTGCACAGATTGGCGTACTGGAAAGCGGCCACGGTGCGGTCGATCTTGGAATACAGCTCCGTTTCCACTTCGGTCAGGGCCGTGTCGATGACATATAGCAGATATTCGATGTTATTGGCGACCTGAAAGGTCAGGTTGTCTAAGGTGGCCGGAACAGCTGGAGCATCCGAAGGAAGGGTGAGCTGTTTCCGAAGAACCGTGAGGTTGTTGAGGAACGCTGCCACAAGCGATTGCGTGGGTGTGTCCCCCATGGCCCAATCGGTTTTCGCAGACACCACAACGGACGAGGGGTTGTAGGGAACCAGATAAATCGGGTCATCTGCTACTCCTTTCTCCGCTCGGTATGCCGCCAGCTCTTCCGGGAGAGAGGTCATTCGGTCGGCAATGTACTCTACCGACTGACCCACTCTGTTCATGTCGGTGTAGTTGTAGGCACCCTTCATTCCGGCCATGTACTCGGCCTTTTCCCCAACGGAGAGGGCGGTCAGCCCTCCCGTGAGAATTTTGTTCTTCAAGGTGAAAACCCGTTCCACATCGGCCTGTGTGCGGTCATAGACCAAAGTATCAATGACGCTCATATCAATCCTTTCACCTTCATCTTTCCGCTCAGAGAGCCGTTGAATGTGATTTCATCCACCAAGATCAGTGCGTCCATCTCAGGGGTGTAGGCCGTCTGCAAGCCGATAATGTCACCCACTTCCATTTCCGGGTTGCCCCGGTAGTCAGCATCGTAGGTGTTCCGCATGGTCAGATAGCTCTTCACATGGTCGGCCAGGGCATTGCACATGGTATCGTTGGTGATAAGGGGGTTTTCCTCCTTGTCCACTTCCCCTTCCAAAGCTACGGGGTAGGAAACGACCACCGAGTTTTCGGAAAGGGTTTTTCCGGTGATGGTCACGGTCTTGGTGCCGGAGGATAACACCAAATCCGCTGCCCGGGCGTAGATCGCCTGAGATACCACGCTTCCGCCACTCACCGAAATCTGAATATCTTGTGCCAGACCAGAAAACTCAACATGGAGTTGTGTTTTGGTGGTCGTTTCCTCATACAATTTCTGGGCCTCGCTGTCTGCGGTGTACGCATACCGGGCCACAGTTACCGCTTTGAGCTGGTCAATTTTGCTGATCGACTGGCTCTTTTCTGCAATGGAAGAGAAGTCCAGGGTGAAGTCGGTTTCCCGGTAGTACACCTTGCTCACTCTCATTCTGCGGTACGGGAGATTGCCATACATGGTCACCTCAATCTTCGTACAGTCAAAAGCAAGGTTGCTGCTGACAAAGACCTCAGCGGAGTCAATCTCACTCACCGTCTGGGTGTCGAGAAGCGTGGAATTGCGGTAATACTTGATCTGGACAGAGGACGGGTACTCATTCAGAGGTGTGTCAAAACGGATTGCCACCACCGGGAGGTCATGAGATACATCAAACTCCTTGGTGAAGACCGGGGCGGTGGTGAAGCTACCTTCTGCGCCGGTCATGGCCTCGCTGATATACCCTCTGCCGGAAGGGTCTTCGTCAGGTACTATGACCTGAGCTTGTCCGTCCAGCGTCCACCGGTTCAGCTCCAAAGTGCAATAGGTGTTGCCGACCTGATTGCCCCTGTCCACCGTGTCCCACTCGCTGTACCAGAGATGGCCGTTGTCCGACCACTCACCGCTGTAAATACCGGTCACCGTCACTCCGAAGGGCTTGATGTGGATGATGTTGTCATCGTCCGTGAAGAGGCGGCACCGGGCAGCATGGGCGATCAGTTGCAGACAATTCATGTGGGTGTCAATGGGCAGAGCCGCCGTGGTAAACATCTGCTTCAAAGTGGGGTCGATGACCCAGGGGTGGGTACCATGTTCTGTCAGGGTCAGGTTTGCGTCCATCAGAACCTCTTCGGTCATGTCGTAAAGGTTCTTGTTCCCCAGCTTGCTCTTGTAGAAGGAACCGCTCAGACTGCCGATCAGGCCGGTACAGGAGAAGGTGGCCTGGTTATTCTTGGTCTGGGGCTTGCCGGTCAGGAGGTACTTATCCGGCTTAATCCACTCCACCTCCCCGTCCGGCAGCTCATAGCCATATCGGAGGGAAATAGGGGCGTTTTTGTCCACATAGGAGTAGATGCCAACCGGGTTATCCGGGTCATAATTGTGTTCAAGGTCGATGATGGTGAACTCCATGACCTCTTTCGGGAGCCTACGACTCAGGGGGTCTACATCGTGGCTCTGCTTGATGGAAACAATGTCCTTGTTCCCGAAGATCATCTCCACACCGTAAAGAACCTGTTCCAGCCGGGGACGGCGGTAGGGCAAACACTTCCCGAAGGTGATCGTGATTTTATCCGAGGACTCCGCCTTTGCCCCGATGACCACTTTGGTTCCGGTCACCGGTTGCGTGACGGTTTCCTTCACGGAGCCGTCAAGCCAAAATTCCACAGTCACGGTTTCCGGCCATTCCTGATACCGGGTGTCAAAGGTGAGGGTCAGCCCGGGGAACTCATGGGGGTTGGAGAAGGTCTTCGTCATGACCGCACTCACGGTGAACTCCCCGTTCGCATTACTCATGTGGCTCGAAATGAACCCGTCATACTTGGTACCGGATGCCGGAACGATGACCGTGTTTCCGTCTAAGGCCCACCGGTTCAGTTCCAGGGCGGCATAGGACTCCTGGTAGTCGAAGTTATAGTCAACGGTGTCGAACTCCGAATAGCTCTGCGCCCCGTTGCTTCCCCAGCTACCGTCAGTAGCCGCCGCAGCGTCCACATTGCCGAAAGATACCTCTACGAAGGAGCGATTGCGGAGGATGGACTTCATGCTGGACTTGTAAGCATTACTTACAGCTTTCATGGGCCACCTCCTTAGAACGGTTCTCCACAATCAATCAGATTGACCTTGCAGTTGATGTAGTCGATTGGGAGTTGAGTAACGGGGTCAAGGTGGAAAGGCTCTGCGGTTCGGTCACCCGGGTACATTTTCCGGGTAGTCCAGGTGTTGTTCACCATGTCCGGGTAAGTGACCGTCACATAGAAGTTTTTGAACTCCTTCAAGATGCTCGACCACTGTTCCGCCGTCAGGTATGCCCATTCCAACCTATCAAGTTTCTGTTGCTCACGGCCCACCACCTGGCCCACCACCACGGCGTTTGCGTTCCGGGCGGAGTCCACGATGGTAGCGGTCATGAGGTTAAGCCCCCTTCGGGGGCAAGGATATTCACGACCATTGATCTTGATAAATGCTGCCATATCCTTACCCCCTTAGTAGGCGTTGGCAAAGGCTCCGCTGTTCACTCGGACACCTCTGCTCCGGCTGTACCGGTCATACGACCGGCCAATCACATCGTCACCGATGGACACGGACAAGTCCTTGTCCTCGATGATGTTCATGAGTGCATAGATAGCGGCGATCACGCCGTCATTGGCGACAGACACGCCAGCGGAGATGCCCTCCACGATCTGGTCATTGTTGGCGACAGCGGTACGCCGTCCCATGGCACCGACCATCTCAGCACCGGACTCTCTCGCAATGAAGAGCTGCCCTTCGTCCACGAAACCGCCGTCAGCCATATACTGAATACGGTCTACCTTGACCTGGCTGATATAGCCCAGGCTGATACCGGTAATCCAGGAAGTGCGGTTGATCTCCCGAATGACATTGTTGACTGCCCGGACGGCGTTGTTCATGCCCTTCTCCATGACGGTCAGGACACTATTCCACTGGACGATTGCGATATTGGTCATGCCTCTCCACATATTCGACCAGCCAATCGGGAAGACGGTGGTGAAGTCCGTCATTCCGGTGTTCATCTGGGCCTGGAACGAAAGGAAGTTTGCGAGGGTGTTTGCGGTGAAGGTGGTGAAGTCCGTCTGCATGGTAGTCAGGCCGGTTTCCCACTTCTGCACGACCCCGTTCACCAGGGTATTGAAGTTGGTGTCCAGGGTGGTCTTCATCTGCTGAACATTGGCCTGAATGAGCGGCATTTTGTTCGTCATGCCGGTAGAGAAGCCGGTGACAAGCTGCTCACCACAGACTTTGAGGTTGGTGAAGATACCGGTAGACAGATTGCTCGTCCCGTTCTCCTGGGTGAGAATACCGAGCTGCTTCATCAGAGCGGCGTACTGCGTCAGGAGGGTCACCGCCGTTTGCAGTTCAGGGTTGGCAAGACGCAGCTCCGTGTTCAAACTCTGGGTGTCCGTGTAGATGGTGTGAACATCATCCGAGAAGTCCCCGATGGGATTACCCGCAAACAGCCTTTGGAAGCCGCTCACGATGCTGTCCCAGGTGATGCCGCCCATGGAGTCAGTGTAGGAACTGATCTCCCCGGCGAAGATGGTCATGAAGTCCACGAAATCGGACATATCCTCGGTCAGTTGCGGGAGAGTGCCGTTCAGATCACGAAGAGCGGGGGCCAAATTGAAGTTCAGCTCGTTCGCCACATTTTTCAGGCTTTCCACCAGGGCGATACAGGCCAGGGCCATTTCCGCCAGAATGGCGGTACCCACGGCAATCGCCGCAGGAAGCAGACCCGCAGTACCGATAGTGACAGCACCGAGAGCGGCGGTTGCAGCACCCACCGCCACCAGGAGGCCGGTTCCGACTCCGATTGCGGTAGCAATCTGCTCACCGTTATCCAGAACCGGTTGCCATGCCTGACCGATCTCGTTCAGCCCCTTACCTACGGCCCAGATTTCAACCAGGAACAACCCGGTTGCCACTCCCAGCTCCAACAGGATTGCGGTGCCGAGGCCGATGTTCACGGCTATGGTCTTGCCTCCGGTACCCAGGGCATAAGCGGCAAGGCCGACTGCGCCCAGAATACCAGCACCCAGGCCGATTGCCGTGGCTACGGTGGCTCCGTTCTCAATGACCGGTTGCCATGCCTTTCCGACTTCATCCAGCTCATGGCCCATGATGGCGATTGCACCTACCACGATGATTGCGGCGGCAGATACTTCGGCCACGATGCCGACCACCAAACCGAGGTTCTTTGCCAGGGAGGTCAGCTTGGGAGAGAGGCCGGTGCTGACGGTGGTATCAATCGTGTCGGTGGCCGTGGTGAGGGTGTTCATGGCAGTTGTGGCTTTGCCCAGGTTGGTGATGCCTTTCAGCTTGGAGAACATATCCAGAGCGACCACCAGACCGCCCAGAATTTCCAGACCGCCGATGATAAGGGCCACTTTGTCCACGCCGCTCCAATCGCCTTGCTTGATTGCATCCCAATTCGTGGCGATCTCCCGGATGATGGTGGTGAACCCCTGAATTGCCACGCTCCATGCCGCCAGCTTGATATTGCCGGTGAACACGCCGATACCGATTGCGACATTGGTTAAACCTCGGACAACCGTGAGAGCATTGTCCACATTGAGGCCGTTGGCGGCAATGTCGCTGATACCAATGACGATCTCTCCGATGCCCTGGATGACTTTCAGCGCACCGCCGACTTTCAGGTTGCCGAGCATAATCAGTGCGTCACCGACCATACCGGCAAAGGAACTAATCATACCGGCGACATTCTGGAAGGTGGGGCCGTTGTCGAGGAAATCTCTCAGGTACCGCTCAAACTCCTTCAAGTCCGCCAGGAACATTGCGAGGCCGAGTACCTGGAAGTCGAGCTTGAAAGCGAAGCCCTTGGAGCCAAGCTCTTTCAGCAGTTTTAGAGCGGTCAAGAAGTCCTTGGCGACCTTCCAGGCCAGGATGCCAGCGGCAATACTGGTGACAGTAGCCAGCACATCCTTCAACTTCTCTTTCAGCTCGTCAACCTGGCTGTTGATGCTGTTGAAAATGCTCTCGTCCCACAGCTTGTCAATGTCGAACATCCCTTCAAGGCTACCGCCGCCACCGGCACCGATACCGGCTCCACCGGAACCCTGATTGGGGTCAAAGACATTCAGCTCGTCAAAACCAGCGGTGTACTGCTTCAACTTCTTTGCGGCACCAGAAGCGTCTTCCAGGTTGTCAGCCATGGCCCCGGCACCAGCGGCACCGGCGTTCACGCCGCTACTGAAATCTACCGGTTTCAGGTCAATGCCGAAGAGCTGGGCGAGGGCTGCAATGGCCTCTCCAATCAGCTCCACAAAGGCTTGCACATAGGGCAGAACCTTCACCAGAGCGGGAAGCAGGAAGGAGCCAAATGCCTGAGAAAGAGAAGCGAGTTGCTGCCGCAAGGTTCTCATAAGACCTTCTGCGGTGGTCATCTCCCGGGCATAGGTGCCAATCAAGTCCTGCGCCCTTGCCTGGTCAATCAGGGTCAGGTAGCGCAAATAGGACTTCAATTCCTCGCTGGCACTCTGGGTACTGTACGCAATGCCATAGTTTGCTGCCGTGATCTTCAACTGAGAGTCCACGATGGTGAAACCGGCTCTGCGGATAGGCTCTACCTCACCGGCGATTGCAGAGCGGACGGCAATGGCAGCGTCCTCAAAGGTCTTGTAAATGTCGTTGTAACCGGCCCAAATGTCATAGGTCAGTTCCGTGTAATTCATTGCCATGGCGGCAGCATCCTTCTGAGCGACACCGAAGCCTTTCAGCATAGTGCCGTAGATGGACGCATACTGCATGAACTTCTGGACATTGATCTGCAACTCGGAGTTGAGCTTCAATATCCACTTGTAGTTCTCTTCCGCCTCTTCTCCAAACGCTCGGCCAAAGCGGTACATGATGCCCTCCCACTCGGAGGCTTCATACATATACTCGGCAATGATCGCACCAATGCGGTTAGAGGCGTAGATCACCGTGGAGAGCTTGATACCGGCCAGAGCCTCAGACCATGCCCGGGTGCCGGAAGCGGCCTTGTTCACAGTGCCGTTGTAGCGGTTTGTGCTGGCAATAATCCTCTGAATTTTAGAGGGGAAAGCCGAGAAGCCATTGGAAACCTTCTGCATTTCATCGGCAAAAGGCTTCATGGCAGCGGACAAATCTTTCATCTGCCGGGTGAACTTATCAATGTCCGCCTTTTCCAGCTCGTTAATCACCCCGGGCAGCTTCCCGAGCTGATTGATGAAGCTGGTCAGATGTGCTTTGTCCAATTCGGACAAGGGGCGCAAACCATTAGCCAGACTTGCCAATTTATCCCCGTCCGTCCACTTTAACTGAGTTAATGCGGAATTTAATTTGACGATGGAGTTGGTGGTAGAACGAAAACTGCTGAGGTTTCCCAAAGCCGCTAAAGCGGTAGCAAGGCGATTGATTTTCTGGGAAGCGTCACCGGTGTTCAAGCCTTTCAGGGCATTGGTCAATTCACGAATACCCGTGGCAGTCTTGCTCAAATTGTTTGCGCTGCCAACGGAAACCGTCTTCAACCCACTCAGGGCCTTTTTCAGATTGTTCAGACCGGTTACTGCACCGGCACTGTTCTCCTGAATTTGAAATTCCAAGCCCTGAATTTCCACATTATCAGCCATTCACGCCACCACCTTTCTCCTGAAATTTCTTGTTGAGCGACAGGGCCAATGCCTGGAAGTAGGCTTTCGCCTTTTCATCCTGTTTCTCCCGCTTCGCCTCCTGCCGTTCGTCCTTCTGTTTGGTATCAAAGGCAAAGGGCTGATCGGGATAGGGAATGGCCTTGACTCCCTTCTTCGCAAAGGCTCTGAGGATAGGGGCCAGATTACCAATCGCCTGATACACATACATTCCCTGTAACCAAGCGTCCTGATTTTTCAAATCTTGCCGGATTTGAG